CTTTTACCTCAATATCCATATAATTAAATGTTGGTTCAGGTAATTTATCTTTATATTCAGGTAACATTGCGTATAAAGCATCTTGAGCCATATAATAAGCGTCATCAAAACCAACGCCATATGTAAATATATCGTCAAAATCAATAAACTTTACATTATATGCCTCTCCTTCTTTTGAAAAAATAGCAGGATAAAAATACTTTTTCATAATTTTCTTATAACAATCGCAAACAGTTGTCGAAGCCAGGAATCAAAGTTTAATCCCTGTGCTTCTAACAATTTGTGATAAAGTGCCTTTGGGAATATCTCCCTTATGATTAGGAACTATGCAAACTTTGTTGTCTTTTTTGAATTTCATATGCGAACCTTTTTGACTAACAAAGACCCAACCATTGGCTTCCAGTTCCTTTATCACTTTTTTGACGACTGTCATAATTCCTCCTTTCAATTAAAATTATACCACTTTTCAAAACACGTGTCAACACATATTTTATTATATTCATTTTTTTTTGATTTATACATTATAAAAAACCAAATTTTATTTTTTATATAAATTTTCTTTGATTTCCCCTATAAAATTGTATGTTTGCCTTATGCTATAACCAATTAACCTATAAAATTTATATGGTGATAATCTTTTAATCCATTTGTAATAATAAATCCTATCTTTTACATCTGGACTATCTTTTAATTGTCTTTCCATTTTTTTTAACTCATAATTTAGCATATCTCGCGTGTTTCTGCTTTGGTTAATAAGTTTGTCCACCTCATCAATTTCGCTCGAATATCGTATTAAATTAGTGTCTGATGAGGTATTACCACCGCTAGTCATTACTTCTTTTGCTTGTGTTGCCTTAGGCATTACTGCTAATATAAGTTTACTTCTCTCTTCTAGTGATTCATTGTATCTTCTTTCAGCATCTTTATATTTTTTTAGTAACTCATGGTATTCTAAATACATACTTACACCCCTTTTATTATCTTTTGCATTTCTTCTTCAGTGTATTGTTTATTAGTATAATTTTTACTTAATGACTTTTCTTTCTTATATATTTCGGTTAATAAGAATTGTCTGTTGTCTTTTGATATGATTTTTGTCTTTTGTTCGTTATATTTTGATAACAATTCCATGTCATTTTTTACTTTTCTTCTTTTTTCTCTTATTTGTTTAATTTCTTTTATCATACGATAGCACCACAAGACATTTATCTTATTGTTTTCTATGTAATGAAGTAAATCTTGCATTTTACAATCTAATTCGCTTAAATTATCCGTTAATGAATTACTATATTCATCTATTTTATCTAATCTTTCTACTACATCCTTTATTTCTTCTATTACATTCATTTACTTCCCCTTTCTAACCAAAACCTTATTCGCCTCTATCAAAATGTTCTTGCAATTTACCATTTTTCATTCTTACATATTTTGTTATTATGTTTTTATAATTTACTACAAAGCCTTCTACATTTCTATTAACTTTACTTGTATACTTCTCGTATATACTATCTAAATGTTCTTTTGTTGGTATAACATTTAATTCAGTCACTTCTGGTACTATACCAATAAAATTAGGTATCTCTTGATTGATAAATGGATATATAAACAAATTATGATCATAATTAAGATTATACAAATTATAATCATCATCAATATTAGCCTTAGCAAACATATACCATCTCTTATCAAATTCATCTACTGTATATTTTAAATTACCCATTCCTAGCCATTCTCCACAAATAGCACTATTATCATGTAATTCATCTTCTAATTTATTTTTATTGTCTACTAGCCATTGATATAAACCTTTATAAAGAATATCTTTTACATCTTCTAGTTCACTTATCTTAAATATTGTTTTTCTTTGTGCTATATGTAATTCTTTATCTTTTTTAAAGAATACTAAATTACTACCATCTAGTTTTTCAGTAACATAAACTTTATCTCCAGTACAACTTACTCTTTTGGTTTTAGGGTATATTTCTTTTTTTATCATTCTACTTACCTTCTTCCTTTAATTTATTTATTATCTTCTTTTGGTTTTTGATTAAATCATTAATTTTCTCTTTGAATTCTAAATGAGATGTTTCTTCTATTTTTTTGATTTCTATTTCTTCAATATCTATAAACTCATCTTCTTCATCTAGTATTTCTATTTCATAATTAAATCGACTAAAAGTGTTTATATCATCTAGCAAATATTCATAACGGTTTATTGCAAAATAACTATAATCTTCTTGTATTTCATCTATTTCGTAAACTCTTTCATTATATTTTATCTTCTTTGGTGCTTTACCATCTTTAATTAAACCTAATAATTCATATATTGTTATTTTCATTTCTCCTCCTTTATACGGTTAAGTTGCCTATCTACTTTAAATTCATAATTTCCTTCTTGTTCTTCCAAAGTATAATTAATTGCTTTCTTAATTTGGTCTAAAGATACTTGTACATCAGTTACTTCAAATTTCATTGCTTTTAAATGTTCAGAAGTAAGATAATGTTTTCTTTGCCATTTACATAGTTCTTTAGTAAGTTCACTCATTTCTTCAATCCAAATTATAATTTGTTCTTCAATTCCATAGTGTTCTAATATTTCATAATTTTTATTTAATAAATCTTCTTTCATTCTTCACCTCTACTTAATACTTTAAATGTTGTTTCATATATTTTTAAGTTATCTTGTAAATGCCAAAAAGTCTTTTCATTTTCTCTTTGTTGTTGCTTAAGCATATATAATTCAGTTTGCATTTCTATATTTAAATGTTGTAAATTATCATAATCAATTAACTTTATATTTAATTCATCAATTTCTTTTTTTAACTTTTCAATAATTTGTTCTTGCTTTTCTACAAGTTTTTGTAGTTCTTCTTTTTTCATTTCTACTCCTCATAAAATCCCCATTCTACATAACTTTTTAAATATCTAATTGTAATCCTGATTTTCTTACCTCCACCATATACTGAATAACTATCTGTTTTGCCGAAATATAATGTCTCTGCTGGAAATTCTTCTATTATTTGATCTATTATCTTACCTATTTCTTTGTAAGGTAAACTTGTTTCATTAATTATCTTCATTACTTACCTCATTGCAACCTTTATTCCATTCGTATTTATCACTTATAGAATGTTTTTCTCTTATTTCAGTAAAATTCCAATCTATACACCAATTTTGTGTAAATGCTCCTAGTATTTGTTCCAATACGAATTTCATATCTGCTTCTAATTCATCTGTTCTCTCTTTAACTTTCTGATATAGTAGTTTGTAATGGTTATATAAATTTTTTCCATCTTCATAGCCCTTTAGATATACAGTAGTTAAGTCATCTTCTAATTGTTTTAGTCTTTCGTTTTCTTGTTGATATTTTTCTATTGTTTCCATAGCACTTTTATTTGTATCATCTCTTTGTTTTAATACTGCTTTATAATTTTCTTGTAATTGTTCTAGTTCTTCTTTTAATCTTTCGTTTTCTTTAATAAGTTCTTCTACTTTCTTATTGTTTCCTAATCTTCCAGTACAATCAGTTCTTTCACAATATTGCTCTTTTAACTTTTGATTTTCTCTTTTTAATCTCCTTAAATCTTTAAAAGTATATTTTAATTCGCAAAATCCATCTTCTTCATATACAAATAAACTATCTTTATTCATCACTCGCACCTATTTTATTTATTACCTTTTCTACATATTCTACTTTCTTTATACCTTTTTCTATTTCTTCTAATATTTTTTCCAAGTCTCTAATTGATGACATTTCATATAAAATTCTACTTTTTTCTTCTATTTCATCTATTAATTGTTCTTTAGTTTTCATTATTCCCTCCCTCTTCTAGCTGTCTCATTTTATTTAATATTTCATCATATCTATAACTACCAAATCTTGATTTTTCTTTTTCTATGTATTTCTTTAACTCATTCCAGTTATGTTTTAAATCATGATACTTTACTTCAAAATCTTCTAAATGACATAGCATTTTAAATTTTTCTTCTGCTTTTTCATCTATGTATAACCCTTTATTTAAACATCTGATTTTCATTTCTTCTTTTAACTTTGTTTCTTCTATACTTAATGGTTTTATTTCATTCATTCTTTAACCTCCTTTTAGACATTTTTGGAGTTATATTCCTAAATAGTCTGCAATGTTACTGTTAGATATAGAAAATATAATACACATGCTACTACTATAAATCCTAATATCATTACAGTTATTCCTACCCATGTTGCTTTTTCTTCTAAATCTGGGAACTGCTTTTGTAGTTCCTTTATTTCTTCTTTACTTAATTTAATCGGTTCTATACTTCTTTCTTCTTTTCCATTCTTCTTCATAACATTCCTCACATACTCCATAACCTAAACCTACCCAATTATGTATTTCTTTTGATGTATATGTTTCTCCATATGGTAGTTTTTTTCCACACTGAGGACAATTAACTATTTCATCCATATCATCTGTGTATAAAGATATATTCCATTCATCAGGTACTTCTATCGGATCATATTCATGTGTTTCATAGTTCCATTTATTTAGTTTCATTTTTTAACCTTTCTATTATTAATCTTGCTAATATCATCTTCAATTCACCATTTTTGTTTAATTTTTTTAATATTGATATTTCTTCTTTTAAAACAGCATTTTCTTTTTTTAGTTTTTTAATTTTATATAAAGAATCATAATATAATTGTTCATAATCCTTTTTTTTCATTTTTTAATTTTCCTTGTTTATGTATTATTTTTGCAATAGTATGTCCTACTTCTGTAAGTTCTTTTTTATCGTATCTTAATTTATTTTTATTCATTATTAATTCTTCTGCACTACTGACAACTTTTAAATTACTTAATTCTAGATTTTGTTTATTGCCATCCAAATATATTAATTTGTGATCTGCTGGAATTTTTCCATATTCATTTTCATAAATAAATCTTGCTTTTAATTCCCATTTACTTGGTTCAGCAACTTTTATTTCTATGTAACCATCAACAGTAATCCTTTCGCTACCGACAGGTCTATGATTATGTGGTTTATTGCCTTTTTTAAAACAAGTTTTTCTACTATTGTTTTGTCCTTCTTGTGACATATATTCTTTCCATTTCTTGCCTTTATTCCAACTAACTTGTCCTTTTTGAAATTGTCCACCTTTTATGTCACTAGATATTTTTAATGTGTTTTTTCTATTCGCAATCGCACTTTCTGACAAATTATAATTAAAGCTTTTATTAAATCTTGTTGTTAATTCTTTTAATGTTATTCCCTTAACATTGTCTATAAGAAATTGGTCTTCTTCTTTTGTGTAATAGTGTCTCACTTCTTTTTACCTTCACCTATTAAAAGTTTAGGCATATTTGCTTTATTACCATACTCATCAACATATTTCTGTGCATCCAATAAAAGTGATGCATTATTTATGATGTTTTGTGCTACTCCTGTAATTGCCTTAGATCTTTTAAGCTCTTTTTCAAACACTTCATCTGATGATAATGTTTCGTCATCGTTTAATCTTTCTAATTCTTCAAATAAGTAATCATTTAAATCAGTTAATTTATTATTCATTCTTCTTCTACCTCTTTATTTAACAATTTTTCTTTTTCCATCATTAACATATCGCTTATGAATTGAAGCTCCTTTATCACTTCGTTTGGAGCATTTTTCTTTTTATAATTTTCTATTCTCTGTGGCAATGAATTTTCTAATGCTGTAAGTGTATTATCTCTTTTTCTAAGATAATAGATTTCCATATCTTGCTTTGTTACTCTTTTTACTAGTTCTTTATTTTCTAATTCTTTTAAATTTATATTTCTTCTAAGTCTTTCTAGTTCTTTTTCACTTGATGACATATTATTTATTGAATCTAAAATCATATTCTCATCTATTTCATTTTTTAATTGCATAAATCACAATACATTTCCTTATATTCTTTTAATTCTTCAATTTTTTCATTTTTCTTTTCTAATTCAACAAATAAATCATTTATTATAGGCATAAAACTGTTACTAGGAATAAATTCTCCTAACATTTCATAATCACTTAATGTGATTTTTTCTATTTTCTTTATTTTTTCGCATTCTTCAGAAGTTAATTTCTGATACATCATAATTTATCCCTCCTCTTAGTAATTCAATAACCTTAGCCCCTGCATTTTCTTTGGTAGTAAATATAAACTCCACTCCATATCTTTCAGACATAGTATTCATTATCTTCATTAGTGTTTCGCCTTTAACTTTAGTTCTAGTAGAACTCCAGTTTGCTACTTCATCTATTGATTTAATTTTTTGTTCTTTGATTAGAAATATAAATCTTTTACAACCTATTTCTTTACCTCTAGCAATCTCTCTTTTTAATCTCTCATGTTCGCTTGCTCTAGTTAGATTACCGCATACTTCTAGCAGATCCTTTTTAATATCTATCAATACTTCTGTACTATTAAGTAATTTAACATCAGCAGCATAAAGTTTATTTCTTATCCACTTTATGCCTTGCTTGTCCAAATAGTCGGTAATGTACTCATCTTTTTGATTTCTAGTATCCATTTCTATTATCATAGTTGTTAACCTCACTAAACACTTGTTTTGTCTTATCATAATCCATTTCTACATAACCAGTAACACCATCACGATTTTTTACAATTTCAATATTCATTTGGTTAATTGATGTGATATTGTTCTTATCTTTTTCATCGCGATATAGTAATATAACTTTACTAGCACTATTTTCTAGTTCACCACTATCTTTTAACATTGCCAAACTAGGTCTTTCACTTTGATATGCCCCTCTATTTAGCTGACTCGCAGATATAATAGTACAATCATATTCTAAACACATCTGTCTTAATTGTTTTGCAACTTCTGTTGCTTGTTCGTATAAACTTTTAGTATTATCTGCTCTAGTTAAACCTAAATGATCTATAAATAATATCGTATGTCTATTTTTATCTTTCATTTTAACTAACAGATTTTTTATTTGTCTTATATCATTTGCTTTATGCTCTATTACAATTCCAGCATTTTCGATTTTATCAACAGTCTTTTCTATCAATTGTCTTTGATATTCACTTTGTGGGTTTAAAATATCATCTATCTTAATATTAGCCTCTATTGAAATAAGTCTTTTATAAATTGTACTTTTACTCATTTCCATATTGAAGTATATACATTGATATCTTTCCATTAAGTCATTCATCAAATTCAACATAAATCCTGATTTGCCAGCACCAGTTGTAGCACCTATTATTACAAAGTCTCCTTGTACTAGTTTTAAGAAATTATTTAATTTATTAAACTTATTAAGTCTAATCTCTACATTTTCTGTATTGATGTTTGTAATCAGTTCTTCTCTATTGATTGTGTTAGCACTTCTAATTAATTCGATATCATCAAGTTCTTTCATCTTTTTCATAAACAGGTCATAACTGATTTCTTTTCTTGCTAGTTTTTCATTCATTGCATTTACAATATCTTCTTTATAAAATTTAACTATACTTTCCTCACAAACTTTCAATTGTTCTTTCCAGGCTTGATTAAGATATAATGTTTCTGTAAGTAAGTCACCGAACTTAATAAAATCCATATCTTTATGTTTTTCACAAATCTTGACTGGACTTACTACTTGATGTTCATCATAGCATTCTTTACAATATTCAAATATCTTTGCATTACTTTTTTCTTTCAAATACTGTGGTCTAATTTGTGTTATGCCAAACAATTCATTTTTATTAAGTAACAATGCCAAGAATTCATTTTCAAGTTCTTCTCTATTATCTCTATGAACTGCTAACATCAGCCTAACCTCCTTCTATTATCAATTTTTATTTTCCCACTCTCTAAATCTTTCTTATACCAATAATTTACTTTCGCTTTCCAATTTTTTATTTCGGTACCATTTTTATTTAACCAACCATTTGCTTCATAATAGTTATAGAAATTTTCGTAATCAAAGTTTCCCATATTGTTGTCAAAACAATAAGAACGAAGTTCAGAAAGTGTGGGTGTAGATGTGTGAGAGAAAGAGTGTGTTATCTCATCAGTTATCTCGGCACTACTCTCACTCTCATTTACATTTACATTATAATTATCATTATAATCTTCATCCTCATTAAGGTTGTTTTTAGGTTGTTTTAGGTTGTTTTTCCCTTTTGTATATTTTCTAGCATTTTGATTTCCATAA